AAGCCTGAATGTAATACGTCTGATCTGGATCAGTGATTACAAAGAATTTAATGTCCGTGGCAGACACTCCCCCCGGCCAATACCGAGAGAATTTCTGTTCGCCATTTTCAACATACTGACAACCCATAAAAACACCAGAGGCTTTAAGGGTAGCAGCAATGTACGGTGAGATCGTTGCAAAGTTTGCACCCGGCAGAACAACCGGATCACCAGTGAAAATGCTATTGGACGGTGACTGCGCCTGACCCGTTGAGGTCAACGTAATCATGTCCGTGACGGCTTCGTTATTGTAGCCACCGCCTTTTTTACGAGCAGGAATGAAACCACGAAATGCTTTAGTAGTAGACATGTTTCATCTCCTTAATTAGGGGAATTAATCCTGAAAGGATGGTTGTCTTCCCCGTGTTGTTACAGAACGACTCGTATTGGAAATAGGCATACGAGAGTCAGAATTTTTCATCAACTGTGCATTAACAGCATCCATCTGATCATTAGCCTTTCCCTCATAGAATTTCCTACGAGCATTCACTTTACCGGCTGGCATTTTAACCAAGGCTACATCTCCTCGACACACAGAGCCTTGATACCTGCCTTCATCCCTCACGAAGGATGTTAGAGCCATTTCGGGAACTTCATCTGGAGTTACAAACACCCATCCTGCTTGTAATTTCTTACCAACATTACTGATGTCATCTTTGCCTTGAAGGGAGATTCGTATCCAACGTAATGCCATACCTTCGTTATCAAAACGTGCTTGCACATTTTCTGGAATGGTAAGGGCATTGGGTTCTTCAAAGGTCCAATCTTCTTCTCTAGTATTCTGTTCTCTCATGTTCTCACTACGTGATTCATTTCGTGTCATATTCTTTCCTCCACGCTTACATGTTTACGTTAGTATATTCGCCATCAGCCTGATTAACTTTCAGCTTTTCGGCGGCATACTGTTCAAGTGGGATACCCCATTTATTAGCCAATCTCACATCTTCTTTCGAGAGTTTGACTTTTTTTCCTGCGGACGGAGACGAGCGTGAAGCCCCCGACACCACTTGAGCAGGTTGTGACGTGCCTGAGTTACTTTGTTCCTCAGTTTCCTGCACACGATTTGAAGCTTGACCAAAGGCCATTTCAAGGCGGCGGTCAATTTCTCCATAAAAATCTTCATCATTTGGATTATATCCTTGTTCTTTTAATTCAGCATCTAGTGCTAGAGCGGCTGCTGTTTTAACTGTATCTTTACCAAACCATTCATTACGTTCTGCCCATTCATTTGCTTTGGGATCATAAGCCTGCTGTTGTTGTACAGACTGTGGTGCAACTGCTGCTTCTTGTTCTTTTTGTTTAAGTTTATGAGCAAGATTATTTTTATAATTTTGAACAGTTTTTAAATCTACTTGAGCATTATTTAAAATTTCTTGGGCACTCAGAACCTTTTCTTTATCTCCATCTTCAAAGGCTTCCATATAAGCCTGTCTAGCAAGTTCGATATTTTGCGTTAGTTGTTTTTCATTTGCATCAAGACTGCGAGTTGCTATACTATCAACTTCATTATCTTTACTTTTTAAATTAGTTTTTAATTCTTCGTTTTGTCTTATAAGTTCTTGTATCTGTTCTTCACGTTCTTTGCGTTGTCGAACTAACTGTCTAATTCTTTTTTCAGCACCCTTGGTTTCAATGCCTTCAAGTTCTTGTGGTTTTTCTTCTTCAGGCTTAACTTCAGTTCTTACTTCTTCTTCTTCTTCAATAATTTCTTCTTGTACTTCTATAGGCTGGTTTTCTTCTTCTTCTTCAACCTCAAAAGCTACCTGTGTATTTTCATTATTATCTTCTGGGACTGTTACGGTTTCCCATCCATCATTCTCATTACTCATTTTACTCTCCGTTGTTTACGAAACAAACGATTTACGTTTATTATATTATATCACAAAAACCTAGAATCCCCAAATCATGTAGAGCCTTTTCCTAAGTTAAAGGTTGGATCAAGGTCTTTAGCATCTTCTACTTGCATAATAATTTGATCATCAAACAAAAGTATCAGACGTATGCCTTTATAGAAAAGCTTAGTTCCTGCATGTTTACCGTAGCATACATAGTCACCTACGTTACACCATGCTCCTGCTGGGAATTTTTCTTTATCCATATATGCCAAGTCTCCTAACGCTAAAACCTGTGCGACAGTGGTGAGATAAGACATATCTTCTTTAGTAGAATCTGGTAAAAGAATACCACCCTTTGTTACACTCTTTACTGTAACTGGTCGTACCAAGACATGAAATCCCGGTAGGGTAGGTAGTGGGCTGGGATCGGGGGCGTTATCCTCAGTTATCCACATATCATTTTTTAGTGCGCCGCCTAAACCTACTTGTTGCATCTCTAGTTTTCGTCCTCCATATATATTCGTTTTTTAATAATATCAGTTAAATTATCTCTGGCCCATTCCAGACTAGAGATAGAACCAACAAGTTGCCTGTAGTGTGAGTAGTCTTCGGCACTGCCATTACTCAAAGCTAGTCGCAACTTGTTAATTTCTTGGTTATACTCTTTTACTACCTCGTCCCAAATTTCCATACCTAGATGTACATAGTACTCTTACGGGTAGGTTTAATTGGCTCTGGAGTTTCCCATGTTTCTTTGGGCCATTCATTAAGCGCACTACGAGTAGTACGTCCGCCTGTAATACCCTGTGCATAGGGATCGCCAAAAGTTTTACTGGTATCCTTTACGTGTTCAGGATATCCCTTACCTTTTTTCATCATCAAACTATCTCCTGTTGTTGTTGAACAGCCATCTGTACAAGAGCATTTAAAGCCTGTGTATCCATGTCTGCTTTTGTTTGCATTTCTTTATCAAGCATATTTTTTATATTACCCATGACTTCTCGTTCGTCATCTTTATTTAGTTTAAACTCTTCGATCATTGCTTTTGTCATAAGTTCCATTTGTTTAAGTTTTTCTTTACTAGAACGATTAGCATCTGCATTATCACGTTTTAGATTATCTGTTGCAGTAGCTTTCATCATACCAATAATCTGTTCATTCTCTTCAAGATCAAGCTTCTTATTCTTTAACTCAAGCTCTGCTGCATTGGTTGCTGTGTCTGCCTGAAGTTTTTGTTTCTCCAGTTCAACCTTAGCTTGTTCCAAAGATACAAGCTGCTGTTCAGGAGATTGAGCCATACCCATTGCCTGATTAGCATTAAGTACCTGTTTTGCTGCTTCAGCCATAGCCATTTCAGCGGCTGCTGGATTATTTGCTTGTTCAGGAGCCTGTTGCATCATTTGATTTGCAATACCACTCATTTGTTCTTGATACTTCATTACAGAATGTTCTTGAATATTTGCCTGAAGAATTGGAGCTACACGTTGCATAATAGGATTCGCTCCATTAATCGGATCTTGTAAATAAGACATCTTTACCTGTATATGTGCATCATGATTCTGACCGGGGAAAGCTCCAATAGGTATACCCTTTGTAGCAGCCATAATATCAGACACAGGGTCCATTGGTTTAGGTTCAATCTTTGGTGGAAGTATCTGATCAACATTAGGCATGTTGGCAGCATTAAGAATTGTTCTGTTTAGTTCTTCTAAATTAAACATTCCCGGTGGTGACTGCTGTGCCATTTGCAGAGCCATGTTTGCCATCATCATGCGATGTGCGTTACTGGGTATGTTAGGATCACTGACAGGAATAATATCTATACGTCCATCAAAGTCCTGTTTAAAAATACTACGATCTTCATATGGAACATCATAAGGATATTCTTCAGGAAGATAGTCATAGTCAATACGAGCAAGGATTCTAAATTCATCCTTCTGTGATTTATGTATTCTTTTATGGATTGCTGTGAAAAACTTACTGCTTGCTTCTAGCAATGCCATCGTTGTACCAACAGGTCCATAGGAGGCAGCATCGGAGATAACTTGCTCCGTGCTGTCCGCAAACTTCTGCCCAGCAGTAGCTACGAAATTCAACATCTGGAATAGAGTAGAGGAAGGCTCTTTATAGGGAAGGGGAACAATAGCCTTTGACAAATCTATACCAGTTGCTTCAACCTCCTTGAACTCGCCGGGAGCAATAGGAGAATTGTCACCAACCATCCTAACTCCTTTAGCCTTAAAACCTCCCGGTAAATTTGCAAACTGCCCTGCATCTATCAGCGAACGCATTGCCGCAGTGGCACTCATAGTCAAATTACCAAGGAAGTGTATAAGACCTAGGCCGTAAAAACCAAAGCCGGGAACAAATCTATAATGCACAAAGTGATTGATTTTTTCTTTGTTCACGTCATCTTGCTTATAGTTTCTACGAACACTCAGTACCTGTCTGGACTGTTGTTCAACAGTTACAATATACGGACAGGCTTGTTCTTGATCTTCAATGTCCAGATAGCAGTGTTGTTCTAGAAGAACATACTGTGGATCATGGTCTGACGTAGGAGATAGACCTATAATTGTATCCATCTTTTCACTGAAGGAAGTGCTAGGATATGCGGAGGGAGTGCTTAACTCAACGTCCTCATAAACACCAGCCTTCATGTCTCTTTGTAGTTCAACAGGACTACGATAAATAACATGGGTATAACGATCTGCATTGGACAGATCAGTTGCATAGTAAGATATATAGAATTGATCTATAGGAATAAATTCTGACTTAGGACGCTTCACAGTGGCATCATAGTATAGCTTCTTAAATGCAGAACCAATCAACGGTAAGTGAAATAACATTCTTTCAAATTCATCGAAGTATTCTGGCATCTGTTCAGTAAGCTGATAGTTCATAAAGTTCTGAACACGGTTAGCCTGTAGTTCTTTATCTGTTGTAGACTTGCCAAGTATCTGTGCCTTGATAGGTCCATTGGATGGGAAGAGTTCACCGGAAGCTTTTGATTGGAACTTAACAGCAGACTCAATTAGAAGAGGATGCACAGCAGTACAGGCACCCTCAAAGGGTTCTGATCCTTGCTCAAGCTTTAGACCTAGAAGGTCAAAGCCTCGTTCAAACATAGACTCCCACTCTGCACGGGAATCTTTATCAGCCTCAAAGTTTTCTATTACATCTGCTGCAATATCTGCAAGATCATCTTCATCCATATCTTCTGCCATATTGCCATACCATTCAGCAATATCTTCAGAAGCCTTCATTTCTACATTTTCAGAAAAGTCTACAATAACACCACCATCATCAGAAACTTCAAAGGTAGCATCAAGTTCTTCTTGCTCACTCATAAGAGGAACAACATTATTTTCCTGTTCTGGTATACGATCAAAAGGATTACGTTCTGTTGCCATTATGCTATTATCCTATTTGGTAGAAGTTGTGCTGCTACTTCAGGTCCATATATTTTTTCAAGAATACTGAAGGTGTCTGTTGCAGGTGTTCTGGTTACAGGCGCTCTAACAACTTCTACTGCTGGTTCAGGTGTTGGTGTAGCAGTAGTAGTTTCAGGAATAATACGTGGAATTATTTCAGTACCATCTGGTATATCGCTAAAGAAGTTTGTTGCAGAACTTGGTGCTTGTTCAGGAGTTGCAGCAGACTCCTTACTTTTAAAATCTTGAGGACTAAATCCATATGCATCATAAGGAGCAGCAGCTTCTTGTTCCCTTGCTTCTTGTAAAGCAGTCGTTGCATTCATATAGCTTTCAAAAGATTCAGTAGGAAGTCCACTAAAAGGACTTCCGGTGTAACTTACTCCAGACCTGCCTTCAAAAGCAGGATCAGCCATTCCTATTGCTGGGTCATATGCTTCAGGAGCAGAAGCAACTTGTTGAGAGAGTGTTTGAGGAGCATCAAAATAATCTGTAGAACTTTGTGGTTGAGAACGATCTATAGAAGAAGCTTGTTCATTTGCTGTTACTCCTCTAGCTGCTATATTTGCTTCTCTTTGAGATGCAGCATCTTTATTCATATAACTTTCTACTCTACTAGAAAGACTTGATGGTTGATCTTCACGGTTTTGTCCCAGTGCTTGACCAACTAGACCTCCAAAAGAATCTCTAGGAGCAAATCCTAATGCTCCCAAAGCGGCTCCTACAGGACCGGGTGCCATACTAACTAAGTTAGCAGCAAGCATACCAGCAGCAGTAGCGATTTCAGATACTGCTGCGTTAGTTGATCCCGGTCCTCTATAGCTCATAGTTTGAGGACCAAGAGAAGGGTCTTGCATAAATCCCGGCTGTACTTGACTAGGAGTAAGACCATATTTATCTGATATTGATCTGGCAAGATTTATATCAGATTGTCTATTTTCCCTTTCAATAGTATCTAAATATCCTAAAGCTGCTTTATCATTATAACCTATAAGACCTGTTTCTTCTAAAGCATCTAATTCATTAGAAGAAGGGGCAGCTTGAGAAACTGCATTGCTATAATCTCCTAGATCATATCCTGCTGCGTTTGCTGCTGCCGCATCCATAGCTGCTTGTGCAGCTTCAGGACTATCCGCTGCATTTAGTCCTGCTGCACTCATTGCAGCATCTGCTTCGGCAGCGGCTGCTGCTGCTTCAGCAGCACTTAGACCGGGAGTATCTGTAGACAGAGAATCAACATCTAAACCTCCCTCGCCATTGCCTTCACTACCACCTTCACCAAAACAAAAATGTTTCTGTTCGTAGGGGTTCAGTCCTAGAAACTCTAAGTTATCATAAATATTATATCTAGATTTTTTATAGCCATGTAACATGATGTAATACCTTCTTCCCCTTTTTAGTTCTAAAGAATTTTATTTTTCCTTTAACACCTAGATGTCTAGGAACTTTCTTTAGTTCTTTGATTCCCTCTGTAGTACCGCCCATAGGACAAACAATATCCATAATCCACGGTACATGCCCACTGTTCCAATCTTGCACTATAATGTCTCTTGTTGAGAACTCTCTAGCATCTGATGCTTCTTGATTCATAAATGCCCATGAAGCATAGAACAGTGGGGTTTTTTTATTTGAAATAAAAATATATTGTTTAAGTTTTATTGGAGGTAATATTCGATTTATAATATCTGTTGTTGTCCAGTTTTTGTGTAATTCAGATAAACCTAAAGTATATATTATTTTCTCAAGATCATTCATTGTTATTATTATAGCATACTTTTTCTATTTTCCCAAATCATACATTCCAGTATGTAGCTGTTTTCTGTTTAGGTTCATCATCATACTCTGGATCATCAGGATGTGAGAGATGCCATGAGTCTTTCATATAGTGAACTGCCATAGCCAAAGCATCTACCTGATCATCATGGGCTGCATTGGGAAACCGTATAAGTTCTTCTATAAGATCATCTGCCCATTTCTTACCCTTGGGTATCCATAGACGACCAGCTTCCATGATAGGAGTTGCTGCATAAACTCTGGATACCTTATCTCTGTCAGGTAGATATTCCATTACCGGTAGTCCTGCCCGTCGCATATCCTGTAGTAAAGACTGACCAGATGCTTTCTTTTCAATCATACATACATCAGGCTTATGTTCTTTATAAAGTTTCTGTACTATCTTTCTTAGTTCAGGATATTCAAAGCGACCTTTGATGTTGCCTAATAATATTAGGTGTGGTGCAAAATCTTCATATCCATCCTCAGTTTCCTGATGCATATAAAAGATACCCCATGTCTGTACTACACTATAGTCAGCAGTATTAGATGTAGAGAAAGCAGTATCAAGAGTCTGTATGACAAAATCACAGGAGGGTGGGTCAGCATAGTCCCAATCTTTAATCCAGCGTTTTTTTATTATTCCGCCTTCTTCTGGTGTGGGATCTTGCATGTACAGAGCGTTCCAGTACCGGCTACCATTACTTGCCTTGATCTCATTCTCATCTATTTTTAATACTGCATCTGTTTTCCATTCAGGAAAGTAGCTACTTCCTACTGGAAGATCAAGCAGTTCTGCTGCGTCCTCATCTAACCATGCAGGTATCTTCACCACCTCCCACGGTATAGTTTCATAGTCAGACATATTCTCCTGCTGCTTCAGTAGCCAGCCACAAAGATCATCATAGTGATACCTTGTATTAATTATGACTATAGCACCATTGGGCATGATACGTGTTCTTAGTCCAGCAGGATACCACTCTTTAATGAACCTTCTACCTGCACTGGAGATCGCATCTTCTTCAGACATAGCATCATCAAGTATAGCTACATGTGCGCCACGCCCAGCAATCTGTGATCTTACCCCGGCAGCATAGTAAGTACCATTCTGGTTTGTCTTCCACTTACCAGCAGCCCTGACATCACTCCTTAATGCCACACCTTTGAATACCTTGGAGAACTCATCAGTGTTTACCAAGTCCCTGACTGATCTACCAAAGTCACTTGCCAGTTGATCACTATGAGATATGGTAAGAAGTTCATGTTCAGGGTTCCTTCCTATGTACCATGCAGGAAACAACTTAGAACAGATGACAGACTTGGAGGAACGTGGAGGAAGAAAGACCATCAGTCTTTTTATTTCCCCATTTTCTATTTGTTGAAGCTTCTCTGATATAACTTCAATGTGGCGACCCATCTCAAAGCCAGACACAATCGTAGGTGCCATCAGCCTAACAAAAGACAAGAAGTCTGTATTACATTGTTCATTAACTTGTTCAGATAATAATCCTTCAAGATTAATGTATGACTCTATATAGTTACTATTTAAATACTCCATAGTACTATTATACACTATACTATGTAATTCTACAATAGATATACTAATAATATTATTAAAAAAATACTATTAAGTACTATTTAAGGACTAATTAGTACCGCCTTGTTGTATTTATGCAACACTTATAGATATCTTTTTTATTTACCCCCCCTGTTATTTTTGATAATTTTATCTATAGTCCCTTTTCTATAAATTTTGACGTACCGCCGCAGTTTTTTTCCGGCCTATCTAAGATACTATCCAGTCAGTATGTATCTTGGGCGAAAGAGATACCTTAGAAAGATACTACCCGGTCAGTTAGTATTAGCCTATGCTAACTTTATAACACCTATGCAACATTCATAACGCCGCTTTATGATGATTACCCCGTGCTAATCCATCCTGCCCGGTTCTTTTCATATGTATTTGCATATGCAATTACTAGCATTTCCGCCATTCTCCGGGCG